CCCATAAATCTCTTTAGCATTTTTTCTATTGTATTCTCTCATCCATTCTCTACGATACTTTAACCGTTTTTCATAATTTTTCTTTTCCCATATTTTCCGATATTCTCGCATATACTCTTGTCGTTTTTTTAGTTTTTCAGGGTCTTTCTTTTCTCTGTAATATCTTTCTCTTCGTTTTGCTTTTACTTTATCTGGATTTTTTATTCTTTGTTCCCGTTTCCATTCACGGTCATAAGCTCGTTTTTTTTCTAGTTTTTCTTTGTCCATACATTTTTATTTATATATTATGTATGTATTATATATGAACAAATGCTTCGTGTCAAGCGTTTCTTAATTAAGTTTTCAAGGAACGGATAGAGCATTTCTGTCTATCTCTACGTATTTTTACGCAGTTCGGACTGTCGCTTCCCCTAAAAAAGGAGTTTCTACACTCAGTCTCTGCAGCTGCACAGCTACACCTGTAGCCTGCTTGCTGAGGGTTGCCATAGCTTTACGCCTTAGGTTTTCCCCATTAATCAGTAGAAATTTAACCAGACCTCTGGATTTAATCCCAGCCTGGACGAAAGCCTCTAGCATTTCAAAGTCAACAGCACGCCATACAATATACCGACCAAATTTAACAGCTTTATTAACAAGGTTATTAGCATTTTGCTTTCTCTTAATAGCCCTGATAATATCGTCAATATTGGCAGGTGATACTGTAATTTCAGTTGTATCATCAGCCGCACCACCATTTAAGTCAGTAAGACCGAAATCAGTAAAACTAGAGTGTTGTGCAAGGAATTGAGCTTCAAGATACTCACTAATCTTTTCACCTTGAAATTCAGCAATTTCCATAGCACCTAAATAGGTTTGCTGTGCTCTATCTGCTTCATCAATGAAAACAGGTAGATTTCTATAAGTGTCAATAGTCAATACTTCTTCAGTCAAATCAGCATCTTGGTAAGTGTAAGCTGTACCACGAGTACCAGTTTGAACTGTTGGTTCAGTTGACATATAAGAACCAGTAATAGTCCTATTATTGGAGAATTTTACATTTAAAACATCTCTCCAAGTAGTAGGAGTACCTAATCGTTCTCTTACTTTTGCTTCGTATGAATGTTTATTCCACTTTTTTCTTGACTAATTAAGTCAAACGGATTGTTACTTTACACTTAAAAATTTAATTAACTTTTTGAGCAATTCAGGGTTATCTTCAACCATACCGAGAACTTTATTACATCTCTTACAAATCCAGCCCCTAAATTCTCCAGTTTTATGGTCGTGGTCAAAACAGATAGTATCTATCTCATCACATATCTCACATCTTTCAGGTCTAGGTCTTCCAGCTAATAATTCAAGCACTTTAACTTGCCTTAGCCAACTAGCCCTGTTGTATTCCTGTCGTCTCAATTTATTCTCAGGGTTTGAATACCATTTCTTGCTATGTATTCTAGCCTTTTCTAACATCTTTTCTCTGTTTTTCTGATAATACCTGCGTTGTGCTTCTTTAAACCTATCTGTTTTAGCATACTTTTTATCACTCTTTTTTCTATCAAACATATAATTAAGTTATTAGTTATATGTCTATTATATGATATTCTATGCTATGAGTCAATTAATTGTAGTGTACGAATTGGTCTTTTCAGCCAATTTCTTTATGTCACCATAAAGGTCGGACTATCGCTTCACACCTTGTGTCTTTCCGCTTAGTCTCTCAGCGTCCAAATTGGTTCGCCCTTGTTATCTCAATGAGACCTCCAAGTCAATCAGGAAAGATTTTAAATCGCCTGGAATTACCGAACGATTGTGTTTGCCATCTTATTATTCAATTACAAATTAATTATAATCAGATGACGACTACACCAAATTAATCAGGAAATTCTTGTTTTTTTCTTTCCTTCTCCATCCTCGCATTTACTACTTTAATGGTTAAGTCAGGGTCATTAACAGGGTTTTCATAAGCACCGTCTTTGTTGGTTCTATCAACCCAATATTCAACTGAGTTTTTAGTCCCACCACCCTTTTTACCACTACCATCGGGCATACCAGCTTCGGCTTCCCTTTGAGTAGATAATGTCTTTAACTTTCCTTTCATATAATCCTCTTTAAGTATATCTTCAACAGATAAATCCAAGCGTTTAGCTTCTTTTAAAACTAAATCTTGGTCATCTGAATTAGTTATACCCTCAGATTTTAATGAAAGTCGGTCAAGTCTATCGTTATAATCTGGTTCATCTGATTTTGTCTCTTTATCCTCTTTTTTAGGAGTTTCAGTTTTCTCCTCTTTGCCTTTAAGCTTTTCAGCTTTCTCAGCACGAATCTTCTGGTTATTACCATACTCCTTAGATTCCTCTAATTCCTTGGTTAGTTCTTCAACTGTTTTAGATTCGTCTTGTTCATTAGGTTGAACTTCCTCTTCGTTTTCAGGAGTTTCGTTCTCCGTATTGTCGTTAGACATATTAGGTTATTTTTAAGGCAGTTAAGCCACTGCCAGTTTATTTAAATTTAATCAGCTACTAAGTATTCTGTCATAATACACGCAATATTCTCATTGACTTCTGAATTATATACAGTTTGCATACATTTTAATTCAGCCCAGCCATCACCAGCGATTGTATCTACATTGGTATCTACTCCCAATAGGTTCATACCAGCACCAGCAGCAATAGTTAATACACCAGTTGTACTAGCATTATGGATTGTCCATGTTCTTTCACTTCCCAATAATGGAAGCATAGAAATCATGGTACTTGTTGCAGGCATAGTAAGAGTAAGTGCCTTATCACCAGCAGTATAATCAACATCTAAGTAGCCATATTTTTGTATGTCTCTTGCTACTAATGTATAAGCAGCTCTATCAGTGGTTGTAGCACTATAGCTTCCACTACCAGTGATAAGAGTTCCAAATATATTTACATCTGCGTAAACATCAGGTCCAGGGAAAGCACCTAAATCAGATATTACTACATCATCAAGTGATGGCTGTCCTTCAGCTTCATAGTAATTGTAGTCTCCCTCTACATTAACATTTTGTGAAATAGCGTAAGCAGTTGCGACACCACCAATAGCTAAAATACCAACTAGCAATAATGCGATACTAAGTACCTTATTCTTTGTTTTTAGTTTCATATTATTTCTTTTTATTTTTCTTTTTAGAGGTTCTAGCAACCCTCTTTTCGTCGTCCTTTACGACTTCCTTCTCTTCAGATTCTAGTATTTTATCTTTTAAAGAAGGCATTTTTGCGTCATCTAGTTTTGACATAATTTTTTTTTAATTATTTAATTATCTAAATGTTATTGTGGTTGAGGCTGTACCATTAACAGTCATGTCAAGTACAAGTCCAGATGTATAAGTTACATCGAATACATAAGTACCTGCGACTAAACTTGCTGGTATTGAAGCTAATAAATTAGCAGCTTTATTAAAACGACTATCGTTATTAACTGCATCTGTTGATGTAGCATTATAAATACTATAAGCAGTAGTTCCAGCTGATGTTACGATTATTGAACTAAGTGAACCATAACCGCTTTTAATTAGTGTGTCTGCTTTAATTCCTATACCAGAATCTGTACTTGTAGCGTAATACTCTTGACCAGTTATAATACTGCCTAGAGGTTGTTCTCTCCCAAATAATACAAACCCGATGCCAATGCCGACTATCACAGCTAGTATTATTATTAATGTGTCTTTCATATTGTTTATTTTATAAACCCTTATTAAATGAATTAGGGCTAGTTTTATTATCTTTGTAAGTTTCTATGTCCTTTAATACTCCCTCTAATACATCTCTAGCTACTGTATAAGAACGGTATTTCTCGCCTATAAGCCGATTATCTATATGCTCTTCTACTTCGGGTAGTTCTTTCTCTATCTTATCGTTAAATAGGCATTTTAAGGCTTGTATCATTAACTTGTCATTGGATATTTGTTCTAACTTTGATGAATTTATTTCATTCATTGTGTTTGTTGGTTAGCTTCTGATAATCCCTGTAAGGGTTGAGTAGAGCCTCCTTGTTGAACCTGTTGAGGTTGAGGAGGATGAGCAAGTGATACATTAATAGGTGATAATCCAGAACTCTCTAATATAACATTTACTAGCTTATTCATTTCAGGGTCTTGTCTAATCTCTGGGGTAGCTATGTACTGTCTTAGAACATTTACAAGTTTGTCAGTCATTAGAGCTAGATTCTTCTGCTTACCAGCTATGTTAGTCATTACTGATAGTGAGATGTCTTTCATCTCATCTTTTAATATCTTGAAGAACTGTTTATTACCTTTCTTCATTTCTTCAGCTCTTACTACTTCTTCATAATCTGCTACTAATTCTTCGTTAATCTTACTTCCAGAAAGTATCATTCTCTTCTTAAACTCATTAGTCTTCTTAATCATTACCTTATCTACTACTACTTGCATTTCATCAGCCGATAGTTCTTCCATAAAGATCTGTTCTTTAGAAATCTCCTTAGCCAAGTAAGGTAATATCCAATCCCTATAAAGTTCATCCATAAACACAGCTAATTGACCTTGCCTATATTTGTGCATACCTTGTGCTTCTATCTGTTGAGCTTCAAATAGTTTGAAAGGAGTACCAGAACTAGGAGCTTCACCCAATAATCCCTCACTAGCCGAACCTACTATCTGTGCTTGTTGTTGCCATCTTTCAATACTGTCATTGAATACTGCTATATTACGAGGATAAGTATCTAGTTGTTGAATTGACCTACCTTCTTGCAATTTAATTACTTCGTTATTTTCAAGGTCATTTAGATTATTCTTAGCCTTTATAGTAGGGTCATCAGAAGAAAACAAAGTCTTAGAAGCATTATCTAACATCTCAGCTACCCAAATTTCATTCTGGTTAGTCCATTGTTGGCTTTCAAACAGTTCTTCTACACCACCTCTACCTAAAGCTCTATTCTTAACTCTGTCTCTTGCTAAGAACTTAAATGGTTGGTCAGGCATTTCTTTCTTAAATAAGGTTACACCTTGTTTCTGGCTTTGCTCATCTTGGTAGAAAGCTACTATCTGTACTTGATTAACATATTCTTCACTTTCATCAATTATATCCTCACCCTCTAAATACTCAACAGGTAAAGTACCATGTATTTCGTATATCTCTACTGTGTTCTTATCTTCCTTTTGAACCAAAGTTATTAAACTCTCTATATCAATATCAGCTCCTTCTTCACCCCAACCTCTAGCTTTAGCTTCTTGTCTAAGCTCTCCAAAGGACATTTCATGTAATATTCCAAATGGGTGGTTTAAAAGGTCTGTCTGATTAGCAAATGCTAGTGTTCTAAGGTCAACTACATCAGGTTTAGCTGTTTTAGTCTTACGAACTAATACTCCCCCATAAGTACCATAATTCTCCACCATTTCATCTATAAAGGTGTCTATTTCGTTCTTTAAAGCCCATTTATTATGAAACTTATTGATTAGTAAAGATTTAAAGTATTCATCAGGATTGTCAACATAAAGATTGATGTCTTTAACATCAAAGCCCTCTGTTCTAAACTGAACATTTAAAATAGGTAAGATAATGTTCTTAAATGGTCTTTGAGTTCTATTGTCATTACTTTCAAAGAACTGTGAGTTCATATACAAGAAAGACCTGATAATATGGTCTCTCATATTCCAAGACCAGCCATCAGTTAATTCAACTGGCATTCTATATGCTTCTTCTTCGCTCTTAATATAAGAGAATAAATTTAATTCCATAAAAATAGAGTACTAGGTTAGTAGTAC